CTGCTAAAACATCTATTAAATCTTTTAATAAAATTTCTATTCTTGCTTGAGAATCATAAACTTCTTTGATCATCTTCTCTCTTGCTAATTCTACTTCTCTTCTATTTGGCATTTTTATTACTCCTTTCTATTAATATAGAAGTTATTATTTTTATTGCTAACAAACTTAAATCATAAAAAAATAAGGCGGCTAACACCATTTTAAATACGTCTACGTCATTCATACTTTTGTCACCTTTATTCCCATTATTCTCAACTCTCTTTCAGTTTTTTCTGACCATTCCTCTATAACGCAATCTGGCAACTCTCCAGATGCAATTAACTCCTCTACTTCCTCTAACCTTTTAGATAATTTATATTTAAGTTCTACAAAATCTTTATGGTCATTATACCATTGATTCTTTAGCAGAGTATCAATGCCTTTAATAGCTTGTTTTAAATATATAACATAGCTCATAGCTTCTCCATTACTCCGAATCTTCATTAAATATCGCCCATGCTGGAATATTCACCTCTTGTATACCGTCTTCAAAATATTTACCACTGCTTTTTGCTGTCTTTAATAATTGTATAGCCTTTTTATATTTTCGTCTACCATTTTCTAAAAATTTTTCAGATGCTTTTAACATCTCAATTTCATTAGACATTTTATTAATAAACATAAAATAAAAGTCATAGGGTTTTCCATAATGCTGTGCAAAAGCATCTACATACAGAGCAGCGCTTAAATCATAATCGAATCTAGCGCAAGTTTTACCGGCTGTAAATTTATCAACTGGATCTCCCGTGGTCTTTATGTCTATAATTTCACCATCTCTGACATAGTCGGCTCTAACTTTAATTTTCATACCTTCTAACTCAACACATAAAGTCTGTTCCGGTGTACCGTTTTTAATAGAATTCATAGCTAATTGGTTATCTGTATATGATTCCAATATGCCTTGTGCCTGTAACATCTGACTATGAGTAATAATTATTTTACCTTCATTCTCTTCTTTAAATTTTTCATAGGCTTTTCCTCTTCTGGTCATGCCTTCATAAACAGCGAATTCAGACGCCGTTTTTTCGGGTTCTAAGATGAGAGAATGTATATAAGAACCAAAGTCATATGCACTTTTATAGCGCTCCTCCCTAGGCAACTTAAGAATATATTTATTATAATATTCTTTAGGGTCTTTTAAATAAAGTTTTAATGAAGAGGAGGATTCAAATTCCCTATCCCCATGGTAATCTTCATTAGTAATTTCGTCATTTATTCCTAATTTTAACATTCTGTACTCCGATACACTTGTTTATTTCTTTTAGCCGTCTTGACTATAGATAAAGTAATAAAATTATTTTCTAGTAGATCTTTTAAAATCTCATCTCTTTCTCTTTTCTTTAACCATCGGGCTTTTCTAGACAAGTCTCTTGTAGATAAACCTTTTTCTCCAGAAGATTTTATAATTCTTAGAACTTTTGCAGTATCTTCCTCTGTTTTGTTTCTAAAAATATTATTTTCTGCCATTTCTTTTATACTGTGAAAGTAATACATAACCATATCATACGCAAATTTTACATCATTTTCTGAAACTAATGGTTTACCTGACATATTAGACACCGCTGATAACAACGCTATTTTTAATAACTGTTGATACAACCTACTTATGATAGGTAACATTTTATCTAAAGGATCGGTGGTTCTTCTTAATTCATCGAACTCTGTAAATTTTTCAGACAATAAAGAATTTGCTTCCGGTGTTTTATCCACTAAGAAAATATCCTGTTCAAAATCACCTATAACTTTACCAGACTTAGGTGGTGTAAAGGCTGCCAAATATTCTAATATATTTTTAGCTTTAGTATCTAGTATTAAAGGATTTTCTATTCTTCTAGCAGGTTTACCGTATTCACCTTTAAACACTAAAAATCTTCCCATTAAACCTTTCTCTATAGCTTCCGTACTAACGCCTTGCTGAAAACCAGTAGGCGTCGTAGAGCAGAGTAAATTAACATTAGGGCGTGTCTGTCTCCCTTTGTGACCCATTGCTGTCATTCTACCAAGGAAAATAGAGTTAGAACAGGTATATAATTCAGCTAATATGTCTGCCATTTTACTGTTAAAAGTAGCCCCTCCTTTATTCACTGATCTAAGTAGACCTCCTGCCTCGTCGATTATATCTAATCTTACAGGGGATTCTAATAGACCATCCATTAGAGACGCGTCGCTCACATAATCACCGGCGCCAAGCAAATGGTCATGTCCTATGAGAGATAGAATTTCTTTTAACTTCTGTTGAGGAGCATCTTTTCCAGCACCAGATGGAGCTACATTTAAGATATATAGATTAGGAGCTACTCCCTCAAATTCGAATTTTCTCCCTGAAAGAGTAGCTAAAAGGGCAAGACCCGCACTCAAAGCGAACGCAGGCTGTTCTATGTATGAATTAGTTAGGATGAAATCTTGTATTGCAGCGAGGACACCGGTCGGTTTCGGTAATTCGGGGATCGACTTTTCTAGGTTGACCTCGCTTTGTGACTTTTTTGAGCGCATCTCCTTTGCTGCTTCATGTTCTACTACATAAGCAGTAATAGGCTTTTCATAAGTCTTATTATCTCTAAATCTAGAAATATTAAATGAATTTAAATGATTAGCATAAAACTTTAAAGCATTCGTAAAAGGTTCATCATGCCTCATTTCGTTCGTATCTGTAAACAAAGGAGTTTCATGATTCTCTTTATCATACTTTACTAACTCTGTTAAAGCCACATCTAAAGGAGTGGCTTCAAGTATTAATTTGGAACAGTATTTACTCAGCGCATCATTTCTGCCATTCACTATCTTTCCTCCGACTCTTTTTGATTGGGGAAATTTTTCTCTCAAAATTAAATCTATAGCAGAGAAAAGGAATGGGGGAAAATCTGGAAGCCCAAAGGAATCAACTTCCAATAATGATTTCCCTACCCATTCGTAACTTTTACCATTTGGATGAATACTAGGAGGAATTGTGGTTTTTTTACCATCTGATAAAAGTTCTACAATCATTTTATCGTTAAATTTCAATGAGTTACTAACTTCGCCGTTATATTTAAAGAACCGCGTCCATCCTTTAGATCCTACTTTTGCACAGGGTGATTCAGGTAAGACATGTTGAATAGCGTCTATAATTTCCTGGTCCACGCAATCTAGGTCCAGGGCTATTATGCCGGACACTTTGCCGGTACATACCGCTAGATTCGCTTTTTCATAAGAATTACACCAGTTATTAATTTCATCTTTGGTGGGTATCTGTTCACAGAAATTGGTCCACCCTTTAATTAAGGCTGCTTTGCCCATGTATCTATCTGGAATTACAGAGTATCCTTTATCAATGTAATCCGCAGCATGTTCTTTAAACAATTGCATATTCATCTCCTATATATAAAAATCTTCTTTTGGCTCTTCCATCTTATCAACTTCAAAACCTAATGCAAGTAAAAAACTGTTGTATGCTTCATTTAACTCACCTAAAGTCTTACCTTCCGTGGAAATAGTTACGTTCTTTACGTCTTTATCTCCATAGTGCGAACTATATTTTGAAAATGTAATCATCGGTTCCTCCTTACTTCCCAAGGTAAAAATGGGCGTCTTTTCGCTAATGGACGCTTTTCGGACGCTTTATGGTCCGTTATTGGTCGGTTTATGGACTGTTTATGGTCGGTTTTCGGACATGCTCCATCTTGGAGTATACTTCCCATTATTACACCAAAACCATAAAATATAAGTAAATCAATCATTTATCCTCCTTTAAAAAATAATTAAACTTTTTTCTTGACAGCTCTTGAGATATATAGTAAACATGTCTAAGAGACATATCTAGATATATATTAGAACTAGTTCTTATAAACATGTTTATCATAAATTCTCCAATTCCATCTCCATCCAGCTATTATACTGATGAATAGTTTCAAAATCCTCATCTGTTCCAAAGCAAACATCCAATGAGTAGGACAGCGCTTTTTCGGTAATCGTGTATAACATTTCTTTAGTTTCATCATCAACTTCCGCCTTATCCACTATTTCCTTGGCTGCAGTTGCCCGCTCTAATGAAATATTAATTCTTTTGATAATCTTACTAATCCGCTTTTGCTCTTTCATTCCAATTCCTTTTGTGTTATATTGTAACATATGAAATGTACTTTTACTATAAACTGCCCGCCTTTCTCAACAAATAAAGCATACTACCGAAACCGCCAGCTAACGCAAGAGGCGCGCAAATGGCGAGAAGAGTTTCTATATCAACTTCAGTCCGTAAACATTCAGCAGCTCCTACTAAAGTTCCGATCCCAATTCCAACCAAAACAGCATGGCATAATAGTAAAATACGACTTTTATTATCCACAATCAATTCTCCTTACAAAAAAGGGCGAGATTTCCCGGCGGTCTTGCGACCTTACTAACATTGAAAAGCTAGTCCAGGATAATCTATTCGATGCCCGTTTTAATGGTCGTATCATCCGTGATAAAACCATATTAAATTTAAATCTCGATGATAAATACATCACTCGTCTTTCTTCTTCAAAGCGTCTTGGGACTCAATATCAGATTCATATCTCTCTTGATCTAGAGCCTCTTCCAGCTTCTTAAGTATTTTATCTATAATATCATTATACTCATCTCCGTAAACCATTTTTCCTCCTTTTATTTTTCCTATAATATTCTTTATAATATTCCAATCTCTCATCACTCCTATAATTCCAAGGGAAATAATGCTCTGTCTGCCAGATATTAATTCCGTTCAGTTGTAATGCATGGACATACCCGTATCCCAAAGCTGCCAAACTTCGCGGTGTTGCAATAGGTTTATATCCACCTATACCTTTAGAGCGGGGATGCGAGGTTTCGGCAAAAGAGACGGCATAATGACCGCAATAGACGCATATATCACCATTCTTCACCTTGGTAGGTATAAACTTCCTAGTCGGTACATAACGGCTTCCAGTAATTCCGTGGGCACCTTCACAATTACATTTATAAACAAAACTCATTTACTGCTCCTTATAACATTTACAAGATCAGTAATACATTCATCAACCTGCAAATTTGTCTGACCTATACTCTCACAAAATTCATTTATTGCATTAAAATCAATTTTATGCTCTATAGTAATCTTTTTAGGTATATCGACCACCACCTTTTTAGGTACACTAACTAATGGTTTCTGTCCGCAACCCCAAAACGTTAAGAATGTTGTTATAATTACTAAGTTCAGTTTTTTCATAAACATTTCTCCCTGTTAAAACTTTTGTTATTGATTCACCTATGTCAAATATCTCATTGGTCGAGCATGTATTAATATGGACAGCTAATTGGCTAACTAATAGTTTATATCCTAATTCAATCTGTTCAATAACATCCATCTTTTTACCATGCTGTAACACTTTAACGGTATAACCTTTTTGATACAGTTTTATAAAATCACCCGTTGTTAAATACATACCTTTGCGATACAATTTCCTATTCTTATATCTCTTTAATGATATACTTTTATAACTCATGGTGTTACCTCCTCACATGCCTCTTTTACTTGAGACTCAAAAACCTCTTTTAATTCTTTACGCCAATTTAGCGCAACCATTTCATCTTCCACAAGATCGGCGAATCTCTCGTAACTTCCGTAGCGTTTTGTAACACTGTCTTCCTCGTACAATTGACCGATCGTATAATTTAGCGCATTTCTGTCTAGTATTAACGTCTTCATTTAATTTAACTCCTTTAGTACAACTTTCATCCCTCTTGGACGTCCATTGTACACTTACTATTAAGACTATTATCAAAAATCCTTGTCTCATACTTATTTATAATGCATTTAACGTGCCAACTCCGCTAAACACATTTCCAATCATTTACGCAACCTTCCGTGTACAATCTTTATTCACTTGATTACTTCTTTCACAAAAATGGTCCTCCAAATCATTCGTCAACGCCGTACATAGGTTAACCCACTTCTCAAAATGCTCTCTGGACTCTAATTTTGCCCTTCTAAGCTCTGCAATAGCCTTAAGCAATGCATTTATACTCATATTATAATTATTCATCTTAAACCTCCTATGATACATACTCAAATTGAGGGTTACGGACTGGCACCCATTCCCCTTTTTGGAAACTACCACAATTACAGTGCCTAGTAACGGAAGTAACCGAAGTATTATGTGCTCTTGCTGCCGCAGACTTACTAATATAGGTAATCCCATTAGCGTCAATTATAGATACAGAATGCTTTTGAGGAGTCTTTTTATAAAGTTTTGCTTTTTCTATAGATATACATTTTTCACATAAAGCCCACCTACCTCTTCTTAAATCATTAGGTCTTCTTTCAAAGGAATCCCCACAAGGACATTTCCATTTATAAAGCGCCCTCATATTACTATATTCTTTACTTAATAACTTGACTCCTCTTTTCTTAGCTACCTTTAATAAATAACCCACTCCATTTCTAAGTTTAAAACTTATCCAAGTACCGTCTAAAACTTTCTGTTTTACTATGTCAGACTGCTTTAACCTCATAGCCTTTGTACGCTTGGACCCTGAATCTCCTTCTCCTCCATCCGTTAGGTTCCAACCTATACCGTTTTTATGTTTTGATCTATTTAACTTAAACCCTGCTATAAGAAACATTTCCATCATTGCTGCTTCTACATAAGTTAAATTACTTGCCAATATCTTTACTGTAGCACCATACTTTTTTACTGACCTAACGTATAAAGCACTTCGACTATACTTATCCGTTCTCATAGCTCTTTTATCTTCATGCTGACAACTTATACCTACATAGGACAGATTACTCCAATCCTCTTCTATGACGCCATCAAAACCTCTAAAATGTCCATATACTAAATATGTCCTACCTTTTGCATACTTCATATTAAACCCCTTTTAAAATCATATTATTCTTAAATTCCTGAACAGTATTGTTTATCCTATCTTGTACATACCAAACAAATTTCTTTTGAAATACATAATATTTAGATGGTAACATATCATTTATACAGTGCTTAGTGTGTTTCGTATCCCAACTACCTCTATTTAAAACAATATCGCCATTCCTTTTCTGTACAAATATAATTGTATTATAAAGCTGTGCAATAGTCTGTCCTCTATATTTAGTTACATTTAACCCTGATCTCTTTTTCATAATCCCTCCTAAATAAGTTTCATTCCCATAAATGAGAATCCTAATAATAAAACGTAAACAAGTACTAATGATTTAAAAATAAAGTATTTCATAAGTTACCTCCTCATTTTATAAAGTGTTTTTAACCACACAATTAATTTATCGTTAGGAACGTCTTGACTTAACTCCTCTATAATATCTCCGTTGTCTAACCACCATTCCCAATCTCCCTTACATATATCCTCTTGCTGCTCATATGATAATTTCTTCATATCAACCTCCCTAAAACAATCGTATCACATCCAAAAATGAATTAATACAACGCAAAAAACGTGCCAAAAGCGAAAAATACATAAAAATAGCAAAATACAATAACATTAACAACTTAACCAAATCTGACGCCAAAATCTTACGTAAATAATCTCATAAAAAGGATTGCATGGGAAATCTATCATTATAGGGAAATGGTTCGCTCTTCTCCCACACGCGAACAAGCTATAAATAAATCTTATTGATCATATCATGGCACAGAGATGCATCTGCAAGGACCATGCCAGCCTACCCCCCATGAAAATAAAGCCCCCGTCATTGTATGGGTATAATCATAAATATATATCATAGCTTACACCTATTTTTTCCAAAACTGTTTACCCCCCATAACCCGTCAAAAATCCAATTTTCCGGCGCGATTTTCTAAAAGAGCGAAGCGATTTTTAGAAAAACTTAACAATCTTTTAACTATCCAGGCTTGACAGCGCGTTTAAGCTGTGCTATTCTCTTTTTTGTATGAAAAAACCTACAAAATTCAAATCCGGCTTCTTTACATGGAAAATAGTATGGGCTAAGGAGAAGGCTGATGAGATGTTCGGGAAAACGTGTACCGTGAATAAGACAATAACTATCTATGCTCATGAAAATTCAGAAATTTTGCGTGAAACCCTATTTCATGAACTGTTACATGTGGTTGGAGAGGATAAGTACGAATCGATTTTTAACTTTGAACAGGAAAAGAAGGAACTGGACAAGGAAGAGAATCTAATTCGTCTACTCTCCCCTGCATTAATGCAAGTGTTATGTGATAACAAGGACTTATCGCGCTACCTCTTTAGGATGTAATATGGGAAGACAATCTAAATATGACTTAGTTAAGGCAAGAGAACTTTATATGTCTTATAAAACACTTAAGGAGATAGCTGAAGCTCTAAATATGCCATACAAAACAGTACAATTTCACTCTGCTAAGTGGAAGAAAGATAGAGACTTAATGAAAAATGAGTTATTACGCGAACTTACGGAAAATAAAAAAACGGTACTTACTTCATTAGTAGGTAACTCATTGGAATGTGTAGACCGCGCTATTGCGGATTTAAAAAATAGAAAAAATCCCCCCTCAATTAAGGAAGCTAGAATGCTGACCCACATCGTTTCCGAGATTGATAAAATTTTAAGGTTGGATGAAGGGGAGCCAACTGATATAATAGCTGAACACAAACCTGCCACAATAATTGAATTGCGGGAGAAACTTAAACGTGATCCTTTTTATATAGAGGACGCCAATTTCAGGGAGATTGCTTATGAAGAAACTATTACTAACTCTACTAATGATTCCACTAATGGGGATGGCGGGGACGCCGCCGGGAGTTCAGATTCCGATTCCTCAGGAGAGTAAACATTATTTATTGACAGCGGAAAACACCGTTACTTTTCGAGGTCCGGTATACAGTGGATCTGTGACAGATTTCGGTGAACGTCTTTTAAATCTAAGCTACAGTCTTAGAGAAGGAGATACAATAAATATTGTTTTGGACTCTCCAGGAGGTTCTATTTATGCTGGATTAAACTTAATTAGTTTAATGGAGTCTATTCCTCAAAAAGTAAACTGTATTGCTATTTTTGCCGCATCGATGGCGCATTCTATTTTACAAGCATGTCCCGGAAATAGATACATAGCCTCTAACAATGGTGTAGTGATGATTCACAGAGCAAGAGGAATGTTTGCAGGACAATTTAATGACGGAGAGGTAGAATCCCAATTAAAAACCTGGAAGCAAATTGTTATGACTATGGAAAAAAATAATGCCGCTAGAATGAGCTATTCTTATGATGATTATAAAGCTAGAGCTAAGGATGAATGGTGGTGTTCAGCTAAACAATGTATAAGAGAAAATTTTGCTGATAAAATTGTTAATCTTAAATGTTCAAAAGAATTATTTAGGAAAAGAGTTAGATCAGGTAGATTTTCTTATTCTGCATGTCCCTTATTAAGGAGCCCTTTTAGAAAATGATAGAGTTATCTCCTTCAGATAAACTTTATTTACAGATTATGGACGATCTGCATACTCACTGGAACCCTCACCCTGGTCAAGTCAAGGTGGGGGCTTCTTTGATTAAAGGGGATGTAAATACACTGTTTATCCAATGTGGGCGAAAATGGGGAAAAACTGATTTTGCCATTTATCTGTTATGGAGACATGCTTTATTAAATCCAGGTTCAACTTGTTATTACATTACACCGGAACTTTCGCATGGTCGCGAAATTATCTGGCACAATTCAAGGTTAACTCAATTTGCTAGAGAAAGAGATGATCAAGGACGTATAGTACCGGGAGGAAACGAACCTTTAAAAAAATATATAAAACACGTATCTAATGTAGATTCTAGATTAACTTTAAAAAATGGCTCATCAATAAAAATTGTTGGTTCTGAAAACTGGGCAGCCGCTAACGGCTTAACACCGGATTTTGTGGTATATGATGAATTTAAAGTTTTTCATACACAATTTCATAACGAAATGAATCCAAACAGAATTGTTAGAAAAGCCCCCTTAGTTATAATTGGAACACCCCCTAAACCTGGAGATAGAAATGCCGAACAGTACCTGGAATTTGCAGATGAGTGCGGAGGGAGATCTGACAGCTTCCATATTATCGCCTCATCTTATGATAATCCATACACTCCAAGGTCCGAGATTGACCGTGAAATCGAAAAACTCAGGCTTCGTGGTGAAGATGATGTTGTCGAACGAGAGTATTTTGGAAAGGTATCAGTGGGAGGACGGAACGCTATCTTCCCAATGTTCAAAGACACTTATATTAGACCTCATGGAGAACTTTTAAATGAAATTACTAGAGATAGGAAAAAATTTGATTGGTTCTGTATTACCGATCCTGGTTCAACTACTTGTTTTGCTGTGCTATTTGGTTGTATACATCCCTATACAAAAAAGCTTTACATTCTTGATGAAATTTATGAGACTAATCAAGAGAATACTACCGTAAGATCTATTTATCCTAAAATAGATAATAAAATGATGGAATTTTATCCATATTCTTCAATAGAAGATGATTGGTGTAAAGTATATGATGAAGCAGCAGCCTGGTTTTCTACAGAAGTAATGCATCAATACGGAATTTATTTTATGCCTACGGCAAAACATATGAATAAAAAAGAACACGGTCTTTCTTTAATAAAAGATCAGTTTATACATAATCTAGTTCATATATCAGATAGATGTGTAAAATTAAAATGGGAAATACAGAATTATGTAAAAGATAGTAAAGGCAACATACCTAAGAAAAACGACCATTTAATAGATTGTTGGCGTTATTTAAATGCGGCAGCAAACTATAATATGTTAGAAGTATTGGAAGTTTTGAAACAAAAGAATGATGAAGATCGTCGTTACTATACAATGCAACATGATTATGAACAATTAAAAAAACAAGATGATTGGACTTTCGACATCGTACCATGGGAGGAGTAAATGATTGATATTACAGTAATGTTAAATATTTTTACAATTTTAGCTTGCATTTTAGCAACTATTAGTATATGTTTATCTCTGTACGCCGTAATTTTGGCAAAAAGTTTAGAAAAAGCAACACATACAGTACAGTTTATGCCCGCAGAGCAACAGCTTGACCCAAACTTTTCAGATCAAAAGGCAATAGATGAAATAAATGTTGAAAATAAAGACGAAAACGAAGAAATTTATAGGATGGTATAAATGAGTTTTTTTGATGAACTGGGGGACGATCGCCCCAATAAGGTTAATATAAAACCTTTCCATACTGTAAAAGATAAGGATGATAAAGCTTTATTAGAATGGCTAAAGAAAGTTATTGAAACTTTAGAAAAACAAGCTGTATCCAGAAACGCTAAATATAGAAAGAATCTAGAGGCATACCGTGGCACATCTCAAAGCATAAAAAGATCAGACATTCGTCGCTCAGAAAGACAGATCGTAAACCGAGTTAGTAAGTTTGTCATTAATCATTTATATGATATGACTGAAACTCGCGTATCCCAAATGACACGGATTAAACCTATAGTTGATGTATTACCAACAAATGATGAATTTGAAGACAAATCATCAGCAAAAGCTGTGAAGTATTTGATTAATCATTTGTGGTACATCAATGATATGGACTCTATTTTGCAGAAACTACAGAGGCATGCTAGAATTTTCGGAGAGACTTATTGTTTTATTGAATGGGCTCCTGAAAAGGGAGATCTGCATCCTTTATATGTTAAAGCTAGAGACAATAATTTAGATTTAGATCTATTAGATAATGAAGGAAATCCTATTGGTAAAATAGATAAGGATAAGCCAATTACAATAGGAGATATTAAGTATGATATCGAAGTTCCTTGGAGAGTATTCTTACAAAGACAGAAAAATTTTGAAGATGTAGAATATTGTTTTAGAGTTAAAGTAAAATCTACAGAAGATGTTAAAAAAGAATATCCGGATAAAAAAGATAAATTAAAATCAGATACAAATGTTAAAGCTTTTAGCTCAGATGATTTAACAGAACATTTACTAGAAGAAGAGACAGTTATATATGAATTTTTTCATAAAAAAACTAAACATTGTCCAAAAGGATATCATTGTAAATTTACTAAAGATGTAATATTAGAATCTGATATATTACCTTATTCTCACGGTGAGCTTCCTTTTGAAAGACTTACAGATATGGATATTCCAGAACAATTAAATGGAGTATCTGCTTATGAAATGATACGTCCAATTCAAAATATGCACGACAATCTTTCAACACTATTATCTAAAAATATTTATTTAATGGGACATGCTAAATGGGTAATGCCTAGAGGCGCTTGTAAGATTGAAAGTTTAGGAAATGATAATACTATTGTTCAATATCAAGGTCCAACACCTCCAGTAATGTTACAAACACAACCTAATCCTCCAGAAGCATATTCTTTTAGAAATTCTTTGAGAGATGAAATGGGACAGATTTATGGAGTACAGGGAGTATCTAGAGGAACGCCGCCTCAAGGAATTACTGCGGGAGTAGCGTTACAATTTTTAAATGAACAAGAGCAAGAACGTGCTACTACAGATGTAGCTAAACATAATACATTGATACAAAATATTGCTAAAAAGACAATTGCTGTAGCAGGTGATTATTATCAGGTAGACGATGGCAGAATGCTTAGAATTGTAGGAAAAGATAATAAATACTCTATTAGGCATTTTGATGCAGCAAATCTTAGTAAGAATTATGATGTTAGAATGCAAGTTGGATCAGCTCTTCCTGAAAGTAAGGCTGGTAAAATTCAACGTATTGTAGAAATAATGCAAATGAAACCAGATCTATTATCTAATGAAAGATGGGTAGACTTACTTGAATTAGGTAATACAGATAAAATGAATACATTAATTACAGCAGCAGTTAAGGCTGCAGAATCTGAAAATGAAGATATGATGGCAGGTAAACCTGTAATGGACCCTCAAGATTATGAAGATCATATTGTTCATTGGAAGACTCATGTTAAAGCTATTCAAAGTAGAACATTTAAAGAAGAATGTCCTCCTCATTACAGAGAAAAAGTATTAGAACATATAGCTTTACATGAATTTGTTATGGTAGAAAAGGCGCAAGCAAATCCTGCTTTTGAAGCAAAATTAGCTGAATTACCTTTATTTCCAATTTTTCCAAATGGTTTTGTACCTAGATCTAGAGAGCATATGAAACTAGTAGTTCAAGGACAAGCTAATAAAGGTGAATCGGTTACTCAAGTAGTTCCAGGACAGGAAGCTAATGAAGATAATGAACCATATCCAACAAATAATAAGGGAGAGAGAAAATGAGTGAAGAGACTGTAAACAACGTACAAGAAATTCATGAGGAGGTGTCTACAAGTGAAGGAGACGCAAATAAAGCAAACTTAATGACCTTTGACGATTTAGATAATTTAACAGATGATCGATCAGATAAGGACTTATTAAATGAAGCTAAAAAACTTTCAGAGGAAAAGGGAAAAGAAGACAAACCACAAACTGAAGTTAAAAGTGAGGGAAAAGCGGAAGAAGTTGATGCTGAGAAGAAAGAAGAAGAAATTAAAGAAATTAAAAAATTGCTTGGTAAGTACGGTGACGACGAAATGGAAATTGCCGCAGAAACCTTATTTAAGCACAAAGTTGATGGGGAAGATGTAGATGTATCTCTCCAAGATTTATTAAATAATTATTCAGGCAAAGTCTCTTATGATAAGAAATTTCAAGAATTTTCTGAAAATAAAAAAGATTTTGATGAATATAAGGCAAATTATGATCAAGACATTAATTTAATTAATGGGTATATCAATGATTTTGCCCAAAAACTCAAAAGTAATGATGCTTTAGGAGCATTGTCTTACTTTGCAGAATTTTCTGGCATGGAACCGCATGAATTTAAGCGGCAACTCCTTGACCAATTAACTCCAGAAATAGAAAGAAGGACATTGTTAACCCCCGAGCAGCATGAAAATGAAAGATTGGCAGAGCAAAATGAGTATTTGCAACGTCAACAAGAGTCTGAAGCTATTAAACGTCAGGAAGAGCAAGCTAATGAAGCACTCTGGTCTGAAATAAGAAGTCTTCAGGAAGCTCATAACATCTCGGATGATAATTTTGAGGCAGCTTACCAAGAATTATTGGATAGTGATTTTAATGGACAAATTACTCCAGAAGCAGTTGCAGAGTATTATGTACATAGTACTGCATTTGTAAAGTCTGAAGAAGTTTTAAATGAAATCAATCCAGATCTTGTAAATGATGATAATATTGTTGAAAGCCTTCAAAGAGTGATTGTTGAAAATCCTTCTTTTGATAACAACGATTTAATTGACATTGTACAAGAGGTTTATGGTAACGCTAAGAAAGAGGCATCCAAAACTGTTTCTAAAAAAGTATCTCAAGCGGAAAAGAAACAGGAAATTAAGGTGTCAAAAGAAAAGGAATCTTACCTATCTTTTGATGATTTATAAACTTTTAAAGAAAGGAGTTGGAAATGGCATCGGAACGTCAATTTTCATTGTCAGAAGCTTCAGCCCTATTTAAAATTAAATATGAGAAGCTTTCTGAAAACGTATACAACTCTGCTAACGTACTGTTAGGCAGATGTAAAAAATCTTACAACTTTACTGGTAAAAAGTTAAGCATTGCAATACCTCAATCATTTAGTGGTGGTGTTGGTTCTGGATCTTTACCAAAAGCAAACACAGCAATTTACAGTGATGCTCAAATTGAAGCTAAAAAAATGTATGCTGTTGTTGAACTTGATAGAGAAACAATTAAAGCTGCTATGAGCGATGAGGGATCTTTTGTTAGAGCTACTAAAGAAGTAGTTAAGAAAGGCGTAGAATCTTTTATGAGAAACCTTTCTAGAACACTTTTTAATGATGGTTCTGGAGAAATAGGTGAAGGAGATGGTTCTACAAACGTTACTGGAGATGGATCTGCATCTACTCCATATGTAGTTACTTTAGCTTCTTCTTCCTTCAAAGAATCTAATCTTGAAGAAAGAGACTTAGTTAATATCGGATCTGAAACTACTACTCTAGAAATAGATGAGGTTGATCCTGATAACAAAACAATTAAGTTAAAAGGATCTTCTGCTACTCTAGCTGCTGCAGTTTCAGGTACAACATCTACAAGTGCTAAAATATACATGCAAGGTTCTAAGGATAATGATCCTCAAGGGCTAAAAGGTGTATGTGACGCTACTACAGGGCAGAAGTATGAGATAGATGTTGCTAGAAGATGGAAGTCTCAACAAAAAGCTGCTGGTGGCGCTGCGATCTCAACTGACCTTCTTAATGAAATGATGTTGAAAGTAGAGAAAGCTAGCGGTAAGGCACCAAACTTAATTATTACTTCATTTAAGCAATATGAAAAAATTCTTAATCTTTTAGAAGACCAAAAAAGATATGAAGTTAAAACTAGAGCTGGACTTAAGTCTAAATCTGGTGCTGACATCAGTTTTTCTGGTGTTGAATTTATGTCTTCTTCGGGTCCTGTAGGAATTTTTCCTGAGCGATTTTGTGAAGATGATAGAGTTTACTTTCTAAATGATAACCACATTCATATCTATCACAGACCTGACTTCGGTTGGTTTGATGATGACGGAACTGTTTTTTTAAGAAAATCAGATTCAGATGCTTATGAGGCAAGATACGGTGGATATCTTCAAACTTACATTAACCCATGTTTTCATGGTGTTTTAACAGGTCTTAGTACCTAAAAACTAGGTCCTCTCCCTACCTAGTTTCCCCCGGAGCAATTCGGGGGTTTTAGGGAGAATTAACTTGTGTATACAACCAAAGGAGTAAAAAATGTTAAGATCACCAAAATCAACACAAAGAAAAATAAGGCAATTAGAATTAATTATTGCTGCAGATGCTGTAGACGATACAGAACTTGCAGGAACTTCAGGTTTAGGCGGACCTGCTTCAAACCAAGTAAAATCTTGTAAAAGAGATAATGCTACTGGAGTATTTGTAATTGAATTAAAGCAACCTTTTGCTGCAGAGCCTGTTATAGTAGGAACTAATATAGATCACACAAAAGGTGACGGTAGAAAAGGCGGAGCGAGTGCTGACAGAATACAAATAACATATTCGTCTGCTTCAGAAAAAACTAGCCTTATAATTGTTGGTTCAGATATTACAGAGAAATATTAAGAAGGAATAGGACATGTCGTCTAATGATAAAAGAGATTTAACAACTAAAAATAATTCGACAAAAGAAGCAAGTGCTACAGTTATTGGAGATGTAGTAACTCTACCTCCAGATGCAGATGATGTTATATTTACAACTATATGTGATGATTCTATTGACGGAGTTGTTGACGCAGAATTAGAAATGTCCTAT